TGAATTGAATGCATCATCTGAGTGACAGCAGCCATTCCAACAATAATGAGATTGTAGTTTCCTACACGGAGGCGGTTGACCGGTACCCCCTACTCAAGCTTCACATATCAACGGAACCCTAGTAACCCGATGTTAGATCCAAGTCCTATAAGCATGGGTTGCATCTTTTTCCGCAGAGCCCAAACCATTTGCTGCCTGAAGTTAGCAGCTTCCTTTGACGCCCAAGTCCAGACCGGGTATCGCACCGTTCCTCAATGGGGTTGAGCCAAACACTCAACACGTTGTCGTGATAGTTGTCTTAGTGGTTTTCTAAGAAATTTTTAACTTGTTGAAAGTATAGTTGATTGCTTTGGGTGCCTGGATGTAGATTGTCGAAGTTTGTGTCGAGTGTGTTTTTTCGCATTGAGTTGTACAGGTTGATCCAGTCTGCAGGATCAATTGCACCAGCTTTGTCATAATCGTTGTGAAGAATTTCGTAAAGTTTAAAGATGTCAGCGTCGTCTTTTGAATCAATGTCAAGTATTTGTTTTTTAGTAAAGGGTGTATATGATTCTGGTAATACGTTGTTCAATCTAACAAAATAATCTTGGTCCCACGGGCATATGCCGTTGATAAAATACAATTTAATACCAAGCTTTTTGCACAGCTTTTTCAAAATACCAGAATATTTTACGACTTTGAGAATTTCTCCATGCAAATGATGCAAAGACAACAATCTATCAAGCATGTCATCTAAATATTTCCTACTCCATTGATCGCCGTTGCTGAGTTTGACATCAAATTTAGATCTTGCAGTAGGCTGTAATCCTTCGGATGTAGACCACAGTTCAAATCCAATACTGAAGTTATATCTTGGCATAGCAGTCCATTGACAAAAAACTGTATCAATATCTTTGTAACTGCTTATGTTGTCAACTGTGGTTTGAAATATTTCTGTATTACTAGCGCCAGCAATTCCAGCATTTACAAGTTCTAATTTTTTTAATTTTAAAATTTGATCATGACATAAATTCACCCATAGCTCAGGATGATCTTTGCGTTCTATACGCAGGCTTTTTTCTGGATCAGTGTTGGTCCATCCGTTTCCTGCAGTAAAAGAACATCCAGTAAAAATAACTTTTTTCATTTTAAATTTTGTTTAAGATATGAGAGCCGTGTACTCTTACTTGTATATGCCCGTTGTAATAATCTAATGATTCCAATACTCTTCTACTGAATTGTTCCCGAGCCTCAATGTAGCTACATTCTGACTTGGAAGCACAGTAGAACAGTATCTCTCTGGAGAAATTTTCGGTGCCTAGTTGTTCAATGTCTTTTGAAAGTTCCGGACTTGATCCGTAGTATTCACGCCAGTCTGAATCGACCTTGGTGCGAACTTTCTTTTTCTTTTTGATGCCGTTTTTTTGCTTGACTGTTTTGTAAGTGGTCTTGCTAAATTTTGCTAATTTTTTGCCTATGTACTTGCGTCCAGATAGATTATTTGTGATCAAGTAAACAAATCCCACACATTCTTCGGGCAATGTCTCGACTGGGGTGTTTTGATAGTGCCATGTCATGTGTGGTCAGTGAATTTGTACTTGTGCTATAGTTATGCCTTATGATCAAAGTTAACGTAAAATGTTGCCTCTTCTATCACAGTGTTTGGTGACACTGCGACAGCGTATTTTATAAAATCAGTGATATCCTGTAGTGCAACACCGTTGCCGGTCCAGTTTGGCCTGCTGCGACTGAGATCTGTGTCCAGTCTATCCGGTGTGATCAGTGTTGTTTTAAAAGGCACAGCATTTTGTTTGAATGCTTGTGTGCCTTGTTTGCTGGCATGTTCCAGTGCCGCTTTGCTGACTCTGTAGGTTTCAAATCTAGGTTCAGGTGATACAATACTTTTGCTGCCAACACTGCCAATATTGAAAATGTAGCCAATCTTGCCAGCTGCTTTCCATGCATCATAAACAGCCATATACACTTGAACTTGTGCAAAATTTGCCCATGGCTCTTGCGGCGGCCCATCAAACGCATTGTTCACAAATATGTCGTATTCTAAACTTTTTTGCGCAATAGCCTGATAATCTTTGGTGATATCGGTGCCGCTGGTCCTGCTGACACTGTCAGCACCAAATATTTCAGTTAAATGCAATCCTAGTCCTCGATTGCCGCCTGTCACTAGCATTTTCATTTGAGATTTCCTCCTTGGTCCCAGACCTTGGTAAATTTTTCACCGCAGGTAAAAGCACATTCAAATAGTCTGCGATTGTTGGTAAATGATTCCACAAGATCTGTCCAGAACTTGTTGTCAAATATTTGTTGTAAAGAACGATGGTGAATACTGAGATTTTCTAGTCCGTAACCTTCGAGAAATTCTCTCACTTGATTGCGGCCGTTGGGCTGATGCAAAAAACTAGCACCGGGCAAACTGTTGTCTCTAAATCTTGCATCATAGAGATTGTGATTGAAAAAATTACAAGGCAACACCAATCCCTCAGCATTGACGGCCACTTTGCGTCCTTTCAAGGCATCACATTGTATAGGTGTGGTGTCAAAATACTGTTTTATGTCACTGTACTGTTTTTTGAGCTCAGGCAAGTTGTTCATGCTTGGATTTTGATATTCGGGAATACTGGGAGGTTGTAGAACATAGCTGGAGTTTGCCACAGGCCAAACGGGCATTTCCTCCATGGTGTTATGATTTAAAAAACGTCCAGTTTTTCTAATCAGTACATTGAAAAATCCCATGTCTTGGCCTAGCTGTTGAACTTGTGCAACCTGATGTTGATTGTGACGAAACACAATAAAGTTCCATTGTGCTCTGCCGCCAGCTGAGATAAACGCTTGTGCATTATCAATGACTTTGTGATATTTTACATTCTTGCGATACAAATGTAAAGTGTCTTCCAGGCCGTCGATGCCAAAATCAATTTGACCGTAGCCGGCCATGATTGATGCAATTTCTGCCCAGTAGCCAGGTTCGTGAACACCACCATTGGTATGAACATACAGCCACAAGGTGGGATTTTTACGTCTAAAATCACGCAAAATATCCAAGAACTCTGGATGCATGATAGGGTCACCGTAACTGCCGCAAAAAAATACTTGTTTCAGTTGTTTGCATAGATTTGAGTCGAACGCACGATCGATCACAGTTCGATCTAGATGCGTCAGGGGCATGTAGGGGTTGATACCCACACCCAACTTGTTGCGAGGGCATTGAGGACATGCTGCATTGCAGTAGCTGGTTATTTCTAACTGGTATTCGCTGACGGTATCAAACTGAAACATTATGGTATTTCAAAATATTTTTTTACACTGTTCAGCACTGACCTAGAAGTTTGTTGTCCGTGCATGGTCTCAGTTGTGATTCCAAAAAGCGTCTGCAGCCATGAGTTAACAGGACTGTGGAATTCCAATCCTAGGTATCCGTTGTGTCCTAGATACAAACTGTGTTCTGGTGGCCCAACTGTGTCCCAAGGAGGCAAGTACGCAGTTTGCTTGATTTTGTGCAAGTGATGTTTGAGATCAACATCGTTTATGAACACTTGTTTTAATTCAAAGTACTTGTCAGGGTTTTGATCAGTGATGTAATTTTTTCCGTAGTGTTCTATTTTGAGAAAATTGTGTGATTGAACATCAACACAAAAACTGCCACTCCATTCTGAACTGTCAGCATGAAACCTTTCAACAACAGTGTCGTTGATCTTTATCATAATCATTGGCCAGCCGTTGTTATTCTGGGACTGGTAGATTAATTTTAGTTTTATAGTTTCCTTCATTGATTTTTTTGTATGCTTCTTGAAGTTTTATTAACTGACTATCGCCATTCCAAATTTTGTAGCCAAGATCCATCAGTGTTTCTTGTAACACAATACGCCGACGAATGCGTTCTTTAAAGGTCAATGATGGATTGTTTAAACTCAGCCAGTTATATCCTTGGTTTTGTCTCTCAGGATCCATGTTCAAACTATCAACATCATTCCATAGTGGAGTTCCTTCGTCGATGCTGGCTGTGCTGCCTAGGTTCACCCCATAGATAGTACCATCCAATGCGTATTTTTGATACTCTGTGAATTTTTGCACAGTGTCATCAAAGTCGCGCATTGTTTCTGTGGGATAGCCCACAATCATCAAAAAATAACAGTTCATGTTGTTGGCATGAATCTGCTGCATGGTAAAGTCAAGATCTTCGTTGCTGAAGCCTTTTTTCATGTGATCTCTGACAGATTCACTTAGACTTTCCACACCCATGGCCACACCATTCATGCCGGCATCAGCAGCCAATTTATAATCTGCAGCAGTCATGCTACGACAATCTCTCACAATAAACTGTCCTCCCCAGTTGAAATATCGAAGAGGTAAATTGTTTTCTTGATAGAACTCAATCAGTGATTTGCAAAATGCTCTGAAACTTTTCATGCTGCCGTTGATCAAACTGTCAGTGAACCAAAAGTTTCTGATGTTGTGTGTTTGGTAATGATGTATGAATTCTTTAGCTAAATTTTTGCCTGAACGATAACGATATTTTTTCCAGGCAACATGAATGTCGCAGAAACTGCATTTTCTAATGCACCCTCTGCTGCCAGTCACAGGAATTTGCGGATTTCCAGTGGACCAACGATATGAGGATGACACTACATCACTGTAGTCAGGATAAGGAATACTGTCAAGATCATCAATCTGTTGTTGGTTGTCGTTGTTGATACCTGGGCAATCAACATTGCCTTTGAGCAGTTCAATCAAGGCATAATCGCCTTCGCCCCGTATGTAATAATCAACCAAATTCTTGGCCAACAAGTCACGTCCAAAATCGTTTTGTGTTGATGCAATACCATTGGTGGACAGTCCGGCGCCTCCTACCACAATCTTGTTTTTGAATTTTGATCTTAGGCGTTGCAACAGTTGTTGTGTAAAAATTTGACATTGAAACGTAAAAACGCTGATACCCAAGAACTTTGGATTGACTTCAATGATTTCGTTGATCACTTGTTGGTAGTACTGATCAAGATAGGCTTGAGCAACATTGCTTAACTCAGCACCAGCATCGTTTAAACTAAAATATTGATCCAGTTCTTGTGATATAGCTTGGTCTTGGCATTCGTTGTAGAGTTTTAAGTTGTAGTCCTGGACCTGCGCCAAAAACCCCTGCCGAATGCAAATGCCTTTTAGTAGGCTGGTGGCCGCAGGTGGATACACCAGAGAAATTTGCGGAACATTGATTAGCAGTATGTCAATCATATTTTACAACCATAACACAATGGCTTGTTTGGTAAGACCATATTTTTCAAAGTTTGAACTACAGTGCAGTTGGTCTCGCGGCCAAGTGAACATGTTGCCTAGTTTCCAGCGCACAATGTTTGCTAGTTTAAACTTTTTGATTTTTTCACATTCGTCAGCACTGTGATGGTCCAGCAAAGACATTGTGACTGAATCAAGTTCTGTGTCACTGTTGTTGGCCAAGTCGTTCATGTAGCCAGGATAAAGCTGATCAAGCATGTGATCAAAAAATATGGTTTGAAAATGTTCTCCCTCGCACAGTGGTATCAATACTCCAACATTTTTGTGCAATTCAGAGTGATGTATCGGAACTCCTCGAGCAGTATAGTTGGCTATGTTGTCGATGTGACACCTAAAGGGAGCGTGTGAGTCCATCCAGTGACCACCAGTAAAATGATGTGGGCCCAGAGTCTGTGTCAATTTCTCATGAAGAATTTTGTAAGGCAACTGATCTTCAAGATTGTACTCGCTGTTTTTTATGATGCGAAACAGCTTGCTGTTGTCCAAATACCGTGTGTTAGCGACTGGCAGTTGTGCGTAAAACTCGCACAGTTGTTGCAGTTCTTCTTTGGAAAAAACATTTTCGAAAATTTTTACGGTCATGCTACCTCTACATCTGTATTATAGTTGGTAAAGCCGTTTTCTTTGACCACTTTGAGTATGTTCTCAACTCGTCCAGCCAATTCTTCTCTGTGACTCACAAGCCAAATACTCTTGTTGCGTTCTCGACTCATCTTCTTGAGAATAGCCAAGGCGTTTTCTACACCCTGTGTGTCTAGACCGTTGTCAATGAGTTCGTCGATGAACAGCAAGTTGATAGGATGATATAGGCTTTCCCAAACATCACGGAACGCCCAGCTCATTGAAAGAATCAGTCGGTTGCGCTCACCACGGCTGAGGTTGTCAAAGTCCAATTCGCGACCTAGCTCTTCAATGCTGACACTCAAGTCATTTTGAAACTTCACTGTGTGTGGCAAGCCAATACGATCCAGATAGTGAGTAAGACGACTGTTCAAGTAGCTCAAGTTCTGGTCAATGATCTTTTTACGAACAAAGCTGTCCTTGCTGGTCAATAACTTGAGCAAGAAATCTTGATGTTCCTGTACTCGTACAAGTTCGTTGAGAGCATCATAGCTCACAGTTTGCAAGGCTTTGGTCTGCATGTCTGCAATCTGCTCACCGTAGGGATCAGTTTCGGCATGCTTGTTTGTGATCTGTGTTAACAAACTGCTGACTTGGCTGGAGTGTTTGATAGCTTCTGCTTCAGTGTCGTAATGAGTAACTGGCATAGGAGGAACCACAACGTCTTCAAGCTCATTCAGCTGCTCAGTAAAAGGATTTGTTTCTGCAGTCTTTGTATCCAGTGTTTGCTTTAGGCTGTTGAGTTCGCTGCTGTGTCGGATTGCTTCGGCTTCAGTGTTATAGTGTGTTGCGGGAGCAACACCAAGCTCGCCCAACTTCAGCAGTGCATCTGTGTGTTCAATCCACTGAGTGTTGGTAGCCAATGCTTGAAGGGCCGCTTCTTGTAAGGCTTTTTGTTTTGCAGCCAATACAGATTCATGATTGGTGTCGTGAAAGTCCTGCCCGCAAGCATAACACTTGTGATTTTGCAGTTCTGCAATTTCAGCACGAAGTTTTTCAACTTGTTTGACTTCTTTGGCTTCGTCTGCAACACACCGAGCAATGAGTTTTTCAAGTTCAGCAATGTCTCGAGCTTTGTGATTGTGTGCAGACAATGCTGCCCAGTTCTCCAACTCTGTTTCAATGTTGATGCGATTTTTGTCCAGATATGCACGACTGGCTGCGTCAACCTCTGCATCATGCTTTTGCTGCCAGGCGGTTTGTCTAGCAACCAAAGCGTCACGGCTGTCCCGTTGTTGCTTGAGTTGGCTCCATGTAGTCAGTTCTTTGTGAGCAGCAAGTTCTAGTTCTATGTCAACTGTGGCTAGATCGTCGTACTGAGTGACCAAAGCTGCCAAGTCACTGTCGTATTTGGTGCGCCATAACGTCTGTCGCCGACGCAGGCTTTCGATCTGTTCTTCGATACGCTTGTTGGCCTCTTGAACAGCACGAATACGGAATTCTTCTTGGCTAATAGCTTCTTTGGTTTGTTTGTTGAGTTCTTTGATCCGGTCAGCACGTTCGCTCAGCAAAGTAATACCCAACAACTGTTCAATGATCGCACGTTGGTCATTGGCCTTCAAACTCAAGAACGGTTCAGTGTAGGTGTTTAGCGCCAACACATGACGGAACATGTCATGACTCATACCGATCACACGCTCGATGGCTTCTTGTGTTTCACGACTGTCGCCTTGTGCATCGTCAGAACTTTTGTCTTCGTTGTTCACAAAGAATCTCAGCACATTGGGCTTGCGACCGCGCTCAATTCGGTAGTCTTGTCCGTTGATGCTAAAGTCTAAACTAACCAACATGTGCTTGCTGTTGGTTTTGTTCACAAGATTATCTTTGCGAATGTTTGACAGCGCATTGCCGTACAGAGCATAGCTGAGAGCATTGATAATAGTGGTCTTGCCTGTGCCGTTGCGACTGCCGTCACCTCCTAGATCCAAGTTCTCGCCTAGTACCAGTGTAAGATCTCTGCGATCAAAGTCAATACCTTGTGTGGCATTGCCCACACTCATAAAGTTTCTAACAGTTAAGTTTTTAAAATGAATCATAAAAGATCTGAAAATTCTGGAAGCACTGACTGCAAGGACTCGTTTCTGTGTTGGTCCATCAAATTGGTCAATTGTTTAAATTTGGACAGATGATGAGTTGCGTCTGTATTAAACATATACTTTAACACAGATTCCCACTGATTTGCAAGAGCTGTTGCCTGATTCTGCTGGCACCAATCAATATGACTCTTTATCTTTTGTCCTAATCGTTCTTTGTGATGCAGAGGTAAAATTCTTAGTGTCAGATAGTCTGGACCTACCATAGTTGAGACACTAAAGTTCGAAATGTCAACAACATTGTTTTCGTGCCAGCTTTTTTGTAGTTCAATCAAACTTGAAACGTTCAAAAATCCAGCAGTGGATGTCACTGTAAAAACAACATGTTGGCAATTATTCCTCAACAATTTTAAATTTGATTCAATGTCTATCCAATTGGTTCCATGTCTTACATATTCAGCTACTGGTCCCATGGCGTCAAGACTTGCGCCAATTGTTACGTTTGAAAATTGTTTCCACAAATCAATAACAGATACATTTTTGTAAGTCAGTGTTGTAAAGTTGGTATTGTAAACAATTTCTAAGTCAGTGTTGTTGCACTCTATCAGTGCATTCAAAATCTTGTAGTGTTCGCTGGCCAGCAAAGGTTCGCCTCCGGCAAAATATATTTTTTCACAATACGGCAAATACTTTAGAAGTTTTTCTAAAGATATATCCTTTTGATCAGAGACTAGCAGATTATCTAAATGTTTGCTGTTTCCAAACAGTTTTTGTTCTTCTTGTGCAATAGCACTGCTAAAGTAACCACTGCACATCCTACATTTCAAATTACAGATATTGTTCAGTCGTAAGTCAAGATACAACGGCTCAAATTGATCAATTGACCCGTCGGGGTTATGTTGCGTTATGCGGTCAGACCATTTGACATTGTGATATACCCGAGAACTTGGAATGCCAGCATCTTCTTGTTGATAACATCGGCTGCATTCCTTGACGCGATTGCCATTTAACATGTTATATCGCAACTGATTGAATTTTTCTGATTTTACAATGCTGTCTATTGATTGCTGGTTTATATTGCCCATGGGGTGTTGTTGGTCAGCTACACAGCATGGCAACACGTTTCCGTCAGGACCAACATAAAGATGTACCCAGGGCAAAACACAGAATGTATTGCTTTTTTTGTTATCTGATCTGTTGTACAACATGTCATGAACAAACTGACTCTGAATGCACAAGGTATCGGTGGAATAGAGTTTTCTTGCTTGTTCTAGCTCTTGATCAATTTGTGTGTTGCCTGACAATACCAATATAAAAAAATTGCTGATATCAATCTGACTGGCATATTTTTGTAACGTGCAAACGGCTCGCCCGGGTAAATCATGATAGTCATATTCGTCAACACAGTCTTGTACGATCAGAATACGAAAATTGTTTTTGAATTCAGGCTGATACACAGATGTCAAAAACTCATGCAAACGTTTTTCGCCGCCAGGTTTGTAGAAATCTGACAGGAAATATGGACCTGCGGTATCGTATAATTTTTGTAAATCGTTTATGACTTGAATCATTACAAGGTCTGATAAATCTTCAGCAGCAGTTTGTTGTCGTAGAACTCTGACTCAATGTTAGTAATCTGATCTGTAACAATCTGATCAACTGACTCAAACTTGACCTCGCCTGGTGCCAAATCTTCTTCTACGCCAGAAGTTTTGTTGGGAATCAAGCTCATTTCACGTAGGTTGTACTGTTCCACAAAAGTTTCTTTGATGTAGTTAGCTTCTTCGTAACTGATCTCAATGTCCAAGTTAACTCTAACGTGCATCTTGGGTCTAAGAAGCGTCTGAGCATTGTCAATAAGATTTGCTAATCCATAAACTCTGTAAGTGGGCTGGTCGGGCCAAGCATGATATTCAGGCTCGCAACCCCATTTCAAAATTGTAAGCCCACGTTCGTCATCGCCAGCGTCTGCATAATTGTGCGGGAAAGCATTGCCGATGTAGGTAATGTTTTTCTTGGTTTGTCGTTTGTGAAAATGTCCAGTGAACACATGATCAAATCCTGAAAGATCTTCTCTGCGAATTTCTCCATGGTCTGGCATGGCTACCATAGCATTCATCAAATATCCAGGCAGCTCAAAGTGCCCAAACAAGTATTGACCAGACATTTTTGCTAACCGTTTATGATCATCGCCCACCAGCCAAGGTGCAATAACCACATTGTCACTGCAAAACCAATCGTTGCAAATCTCTACATTAGGGAGGTGCCGAGCCCACTCAACACTTTGTATATCTCGTTTGTCGCGATAGTACAAATCGTGATTGCCAGGAATGAAATACACACGTTCAAAATTTGCATTGAGATGTTCCAGCGCTCGCAGGCTGTAGTTCAGTGTAACAATGTTCAAACTGGATCTATTGTTGTGCCAATCGCCCAGAAACAAACAGGTTTCACAACCTTCCTCTCGTGCTTTGGCAGTGACCCACTTCACAAAAGCCAAACAGTCCTCATTGTGAAGAACTGAGTTTGACTTTAGTCCAAAGTGGATGTCAGTGAAAATTGCGGCTTTTTTAAATAGATTACTCATCAAGCAAGTATACAAAACAACAACAGCAAAGTCAATTGCCGGTTAACCGAACAATGTATTCTTGTATTTTGGGATGTTGCTGGTCGACCCAATATTGTACAAAATTATGTCGTACCAAAGATGATCCAATGTTCAAATGTGAGAGAATCAGACTATACGTCAAATCGAATTTGTCAAGTCTTACCAAATCGCTAAAATACACAGTTAGCACCCGACAATCTTGTACCTCTGGCCAGTTCAACGGACAGTCATCGAAGTCCAGCGTAGGAAAGTCTGGTTCAATATTTTGATTTTTAAATTGTGCTAGCCATTTGACAATTTTTTGTTCGTGTTGTGTCTTGGGCAAAAGTCTTATGATTTTGCAGTGTTCAAATGTGTCAAGAACATGCTGTACGTCAGATTCAGAATAACAATGATTGGAAAAAATAAACTGATCCATTTTTGACCAGTTTAGATTGATTGATGACAGTGTGTCAGCAATCTTAAAAAAGAATGCATCATTGAACGTTAGTTGTCCTTGGTTAGCCAACTGATTAGAATATTTTTGATCAGACGACCTAAAAATAACTCGACCTCGATCGCTAATGCCTCTAAACTTTGCACCAGTTTCAACATAATGAAAATTTATGATGGCGGCCAAAAGGTCACCAGCGCATCCTGGAGGGTACACAACCCAGATGCATGACTTATCGGCGTCAAAATTGATACCGTCAACAAAATTTTCAAGATCTGGATTATATAGTATCATTGTTACAAATATTCACACAGGATACAGTAGTTGTTTTAACTGTGAACTGTCTGTAGGGAACGTGTCAAGCCCGTGACATCTGATTTCAAACTTTTTATTTCTCAACAAACATTGCACATATGCTTCGTCAAACAAGGTCAATTGGTGGGATTGCCACGAAATCTTGTGCCCATCTAATACTGCTGCCACAATATCATGGCATAGGCGATCTATCTTGATAAACGACTTGTTAGCTAACCATTCTGTTTCAACTTTTTCTAGTTGATCCTGATACAGCATTGGTACGTCAAGCTCTTCAAACAGTTTGACCAGGGTGAGTTGAAAATTATTGACTAAATCTGTGACCGCAACATTGATCACTTTGTTGTGTGACACTGGTTGGTAAAATTCTGTATGGAGTCCCAACATTGTGTTGTGTTCAAAACTTATCATTTCTCTAAGTTGCCAACGTGGGACCGGTAATTGTGCTCCAAACATATCTTTGTTTATAGATATTGTTCTTTCAACAAAATTCTGCATACGAGAATGCTTGCTCAAAAAATTGTGTTTTATCATTAGATAACAATGTTGATCCTGAGTCAAGCACACAAATTTTTTAAAAAGATCTTGATAATCTTGAATGTAAGATTTGTGTTTGTTGCGGCTCTGATCATCACTAAAAAACGCCACAGTTCGGCCAAATTGATATTCAATGTCGTTGTTGGCATAGTCTGCTACATTGCAACGTTGGTGCACTCCGTTGCCTGCTATAAAAAATATTCCCCCGTTGGATATTGCAGCAGGTGGCAACTGTTTTGACATTTGTTGTTGTACAGTGTCTGACGTGGGTAATGTTGCATCTCTAGAAAGATTACCAGAAAAATATTCAAGGCACCAGTTCAGAAAAAAGCCATAGCTGCCTGGCGGATACATAATCAGCACAGTGTCTTTGTTGCGCATACCTTATTCATCAAGACTGCTCACAACCGGTCCGCTCATAGCGGCCATGCTTTTGGCACCGGAGTTTTGTCGAGTCCAACTTGGGTTCAAGCCATTGATTTCCAAGATATCGTCTCTAATGTTTTGATTCTTCTTTTCAATGTTGAGAATTCTAGTAAAGCTATTGGTTATGGCAGCAGTGTAGTAGGCAAAGGGGTTTTGACTTTTGCTTTCGTCAAACTGCAGGCCAATTTGGCTGAGTTGCAGCAGAGCTTGACCGCGCATTTCTTCGTTGTAGGTGTAGCCGCGCCAGTTAGAGCGTGTAGCATAACGTTCGCACAGTTTCATGAACATGGTGGCCAGCTTGCGAGTCATGGTGCCATGATCACGGCAGAACTCACCTGTGGCTAAGTCTCCCTTCCAGTGACTGCGACCCACGATGTAGGGTTCTTTGTTGTCGTCCAGTCTGTAGTGTTCAAACGGCGGAAAGTTCAAGCGCACATAGTTCATGTTCAACACAGGCTCATCCACAAGATCTGCCAGTGGGTCATCACTCACAGCATCCTCCAGTTCAAAGATGTCTTCTAGTTTTTTGCGTTTGGCTTCGGCCTTGGTGATTTTTTTGGGTGCCTTGGGAATGTGATCCCAGGCAGTGATGCGAAACACCAGATCTGTGTTGGGGATTTTCTTTTGATCAACAACTTCACCTGTTTCGCGCTTGATGCGTTCGGCACGATTCTTGCGTGCTTCTACCACAGTACGCTGATTGATCTTGTCCACACTGGACAGTATGAGATCAAACTGGTGATCCAGATCTGGATCACGATACCAGCAATAGGTATTTTTGCTGAGGTGAATCTCTTTGAGAATATCTCGGTTGTTGAGATAGTTTACTTTGGCAGGGGGTTTGGGGATTAAGGACATATAGTACTTATTGTAGCATAAACCCCACAGTTGTCAACCAGAATTTGGTAAATATGGCAAACAGGAGCCACTATGGATTATTCAGCATACATTGCACAGCAACAAATTGCTCAACAACAAGCACAACAACAGGCATTCTTTCAGTACCAACAACAACTTGCCCAACAACGGGCTTTTCAACAGTACCAGGCCCAACAACAACAAATTGCTCAACAACAGGCCTATGCACAGTATCTAGCTCAACAACAGGCACAAGCACAACAGGCTGCACAAGCCGCTGCACAAGCTGCTGCACAACAAGCTGTCATTCAAGCTCAAGCGGCTGCTGCTCAAGCTGCGGCACAACAAGCTGCTGCCGAAGCTGCACAACAAGCTGCTGCTCAAGCGCAACTGGCAGCACAGTCGCAGGCCTCGCAACAGGCAGCATTTGAAGAAGCTGCTCGTCAAGCAGCAATTCAAGCACAGCAGGCTGCACAACAAGCGGCTGCTGCTCAAGCTGCACAGCAGGCTGCAGAAATTCAGCAACAATTGTTTCAGCAACAACTAGCACAAGATGCGCTGACTCTACAGATAATAGCACAATCGCAGGCCGAAGCTGAAGCTCAAACCACTGCAACAGTGGCAGCAGCAGGTAGAACAAGAACCATAATTGATGCTGAATCGGCTGCACTAGCAGCCACTGAAACAACAACATCAGAGTATTTTTCTAGTCCACAATACACAGCAAATCGTCCAGTGTCAGTGAGGATTGCCCCAACATCAACTCGATCTGATCCAGGCGTAACAACAACCGCTGTACCTACCGCAGTCACTCCCACAGTGAACTACACAGTGAATCCTTCAGTGGATCTTCAGATAGCTATACAACAGCTTGACAATCAGCCATTTATTGGCATACCTGTACAACCTCCAAGATAAGTGTTGTAAACTGCGCCGTTTTTCCTACCGGTAAATAAGGTATAGGAAGGCAAGTATACCAATGGCATATCAAGTAGTAGGAACTGGAGAAAACCAAGAGCTAGTATGGGTAGACGATCCTGTGTCCGCACAATCAGATCCTGAATTACCACAACCGTCGCCACCCCAGCGAGTGGAATCGCCTGCACCACCTCCCACTGTGCCCGTGGTTCCTGGCACATTGAACGCCAGCGGTAATCCTCAATTCGTACAAGGTAGTCCTGAATTTATACGTGCTGAACAACTAGCACGTCAGGAAAGTCGTGAGGATTTTGCACGGGCCGCCCGAGATAATGGGATAGATTTTTTTATCTCTAATGGTTCAGGACCAGGCACAATATCAGCTGTGGTTGGCGATCGAATATTTCTTGAAGTGGCAAACGGAAGGCAAGTAGACATCACTGATTACTTTGAAGGCAATCCAAAGCCGCCGGTGGCCATAGACGTCAGTGTGCCCACTTATGGTACTACTACTGTATCTACTCCTTTTAGAAACGTCACTGTGCAAGCCTTGCCTGACTCCCCAACCGCAGTGACCACTGCTGGTGGCACAATCCAGGTTGATTCCAACTCAGAAGTAGCTAGATTTTTGCAGTGGCAAGGATCGCAGTACGATCCCAACAATGGTGGCACAGTTGGTCAAACATGGGCTCGTCAAGGTATTGCCAATCCTTATGCTGACCCTAGGCTAGTGGAAAAGGCACAAGCTCAAATCGATCGTGCAGACAGCAGAGCCGCATTGTTCAATCAAAGCGGAGTGACGCCACCGGGTGGACAAATTGAACCTTGGAACGATCCAAATTGGCCAGCATATCAAGGCAGCAACAAGGTAGCCTACGATACAGCTAGTGCAGCATTGGCTGATGTCAATTTCAGAAACAACCTCATGGCTGAAAATGGCTGGGACCTGGCTACCTTTGAAAGTTGGGCTCTGCGATCTACCAACCCTGCTGAGGCGGCCAGACAGGCCGCCATTTCGGATGCAAACGCTGGAATTGTAGCTGGACCAGGTGCAGGCGAGAGAACAGGTTTGTCAGCTAACGGCGCCACAGCAGTAACCACATCAGGCTTTGTTAACTCATCAGGTTTTGCTACTTCTACTGTTGCAAAGGTAGTTACAACAGCAGGTACAGTCGCAGCTGACGCAGCTGGTGTTGTCGCTAGTGCGACCACTGCTGTTACTGATGCAGCTAATGCAGCCAATGCAGCCGTGGCCAGCTTGCCTGTGCCTGTAGTAACAGACCTAGCAAACATTGCCACAGGATTTGCAGAAGGATTTACAGATGCGCTGCCAATTCCTCCGTCTATCACTGGCGCACTACAACTCACTGCTGCCCAGGTAGCAGGTCTTGCACAAGCGGCAGAAGACACAGCAGCAGGCTTACTTGCAGACATCAAACGTTTGCCAGCGGCCATTCCTGACAGCCTGTCACCCTACATCACTGCCGCTGTCAGCGCTGCTGCTAGTGCTGCAGGATTGACTGCTATCAATGATCTGCTGGTTCGTCAAAATGCCACTATTCAGAAAGCCAAAGAGCAAGCAACTCTTGAAGCACGCAACAACACAGCAGCTGGAGCAACAGACTGGCGAGTGAGATTGAGTCTTGCAGATGGCGCAGAGTACCTGTATAAAGATCCTGAACCAGGAATTTTGGCACCGTTGTTTGCAACCAATGGAGTGATATTTCCCTATACTCCCAGTATTGAAACATCTTACATTTCTAACTATGACAAGTATGATTTGACACACAGCAACTATCGTGGATATTTCTACAAAAACAGTGCAGTCAATGACATCAACATACGCGGAACATTTACTGCTCAGGACACTGCTGAAGCAGAATACTTGTTGGCAGTAATACACTTTTTTAGATCCGTTACCAAAATGTTTTATGGACAAGGCGACTTACGCGGCTCGCCGCCACCCTTGGTATATCTCAACGGTTTTGGAGACTATCAGTTCAACAACCATCCTTGCTTGGTATCCAACTTTAGTTACAGCCTGCCCACAGATGTTGACTATATAAGAGCATGGGCACCCAACAACTATGGCAATCTGTTTAGTCAGAGAGCCAAAACTGGTGGCATCAGTACTAGTCCATTCGGTGCTGTACTGAGCCGACTGTCAACAATTGGCATACCTCTAGCCGCTGAGCCCACATCTCCTACTCCCGGAAATGTCAATCAAAACGTCAATAACTTAACTGGAGCTACTTACGTGCCAACCAAGATCGAAATCAACGTCACGCTGTTGCCAACCAACACTCGAGCACAAGTCAGCCAACAGTTTAATCTCAAGAAATATGCTGATGGCTCACTGATCAAAGGAGGATACTGGTAATGGCTAACTACAGTTCAACCAGTCCATATTATGCCACTGGTTACAGTCAGTTTTATCTGGATGTCATGGTGGACAGACCCATACCCAGACTCACAGACGATCTAAGTTTTGTGATCAATCAAACATATCAGTACAGACCTGACCTGTTGGCTTATGACCTGTATCAGACTCCCACACTGTGGTGGGTGTTTTATCAACGCAACCCCAACACTTTAACCAAGCCGCCTTTGGATTTTTCAGCGGGCAAACGAATTTTCTTGCCCAAACTGTCAACCCTGCAGGAAACACTAGGATTCTAACGCATGTCAGTACGGAATGATTTAGAAAATCGTATATCAGATCTTGAACGGCAAATTGCTCAAGCCCGCGAGACGATACAAATACGTGAAAACAACCTGGCCCGCATACCAGGATTTCTGGCACGAGGTTTGCTATCAGCCGAAGCAGCGGCTAGGACAGAAGCTGAAAACCAACGCGGTATTCAAAGCGAAGAATCTAAAATAGCAAGACTCGAAGCAAGGATAACTCAAACAAGAGCAGAAATTGATCAACTGCCTCCTGTGGTACCGCCACCTCCTAAAACAGCAGGACAAACAGTCAGTGACGATGCAGTACCAAACCCCATCAAGCAACAGCCCCTGGAAACTGATGCGGAAACAGGTCGCTTACAACCTCCTACTGCCACAGGCACGCCCAGCAACGCTGACCAGGTACCTACCACTCAAACTGGCGATACTGACACCAACACCAACGGACCAACAAAAACATTTGCAACAACTCAAGGCACTAGTACCAGTCAGGACGACGGACAAGGTGGTGCGCCGCTGCCGGCACCCCCGCCACCAACAGTGGTCAATCCCAACGACCCAGGACAAGGTGGCGAAGGCGGTGGTGGCAGTGCTGGTCCAGATGCGGTACCTCCTTCGGTTACTCCAAAAACTGCACTTGGCGCAGGAGCCAACGACGAAAACCCCAACCCGTCAGCGGGCGCTAGAGCAGTCGAAGTCAACAATGCCTACAATGCTGATCAAACAGTACAGCCACGAGACAACATTTTGGATCGATTTGCTAGTTATACCTATGGAATATCAGTGTATTTGATGACTCCAGAGGCCTACAAAAACCTTGTGACTTCAAAAGTTCGAACACTCAACGGCAGCAACTTGTTGTTTCAAAGCGGCGGCGCTCCAGCGTCTAACGCCGTTACATCTCCCAGTGAAGTTACTTCTACACCAAACAACACTGCTGGTCGCAATCCCTACTTTGATGTGGATTTTTACATAGATAGCTTGACTATTGACACATCATTTCCTGGCAAGCAAACACAAGCAGCGCACATGGCCAGTGAGCTAAAATTCACTGTGATTGAGCCCAATGGCATTACCTTGCTGGACAGAATATATGCAGCAGTGCAAGATCATGTGCCCAAAGACGGCGCAGGCAAAGTCAACTACACAGCGGTACAATACCTATTGGCCATTAGATGGTATGGATGGGATCGTTTTGGAAACCTCATTCGCAACGTTGGCGAAACCAACGGCCTAACTGATCCCAACGCCGCTGTGGAAAAATTTTTCCCGTTCAGGATTCAAAAAATCAACTGGAGTGTCAACAACAAATTAGTCACATACGATTTTGTTTGTGCACCCGTGGGACAACTGGTAGCAGGCGGGCAAGCTCGTGGAACCATCCCCTATGACATTGAACTCACTGACAACACTGTGGGGGGTCTTCTAGGCGGCGATGCAGTGTACGGCACTGCATCTGTCAATACGGCCCCAAACACAAATCCTGCGTCACCGCCCAAAGCCAATGCAGCTCCTTCTAGCAAACCTACAATTCGTCAAGGACTCATGGGCGCCATGAATGACTTTCAGCAAAAGCTAGTGCAAGATGGCAAATACGAATATGCTGACCGTTATGAAATTGTGTTTGCCAACGGTGCAGAAAGTATTCGCGATGCGTCCATTACCAAACCCACCAACGTTATCAAGAATATTGCCAAAAGTCCCATGGGCAAACCAGCTACCCAGGATCCCAACAGTCTGGATCCTCGCAAGAGTCAAGTGGACAATACTTTGAGAAATTCAGCTGTCACAGCTGGTCAGCAGTTGCTGCAGGTCATAGACTTGACCATTCGCAACAGCACATATATCACACAGCAGGCTCGCACAGTTGATCAAGAAGTAATGACAGATGAACTGGGCATACCATTGGAAAATCCCACAGGTGCTCCTGCTACTGCCAAAGTCAGTTGGTTCAACATTACCATGGAGTCTATTCCTCGAACCAACGAGTACGATTACAAAAGGAATGATTATGCCTACGATATTCGTTACATCATCAGTCCTTACACAGTCACAAACTTTGACAGCAAGTATTTTCCTATACCCAAATTCAATGGCTTGCACAAAAGTTACAAATATTGGTTCACAGGACAAAACACAGCAGTGTTGGATTATCAAGCAACATTTAATTCCTTGTACAACATGACAGTGAGCGGCAGCGAGCCGGGCAATAACGCTACAGAAACCATTCGCAGAAAATACACTTCCAGCATGCGAGAAATTCCAATGTATGTTTATCAAGCCAGTAGTTCAGAATCTCGCACCGGTGCCGACGGCAAAGGCAACGAAATATCATCCAACGCCGCGCAGTATTTGTACAATCCCAGTGATTTGGCCAAAACCAAACTGCGAATAGTTGGTGACCCAGGTTGGATACAACAGGGCAGCCTGGCCGCTGGTGTTGATCCCAAAAACTTTCAATACCAGGGATTTTTGCCCGATGGTACAATTAACTTTGACAGCCAGCAGGTCATGTTTGAGATAGCATGGCAACGACCCGAAGATTATGATCTTGACACAGGTCTAGCTGATCCGTATTCAAGATTTGGGGGCACTGATAGACAACCCATACAGAGTTATGTTTATCAGGCTCTAAAATGCACCAGTGAATTCCGACAAGGCAAATTTGAGCAAACCATCGAAGGATCGCTGTACAACTTTCCAGTCACAGAACAACGCAACACAGCCGCTTCGCAACCTGCCAGTGTGTCTGTGGAAGCAGATGGTAGATCTGCCAGAGCCAGCGATGCTGTATCACCAAGTTCCCTGACATTGCCTGGTGGAGGAGCATTGGCTGCACCAGCTGTGATTGACACAGTACAACGATCTGCTAGTAACATTGCACAAGCTACAACACTTGATCCAGCAGCTATTTTGAATGCTCAAAATCTTCCTGCTGACGGCGACGGAGTAGAGCCAGTTAATCTACCGGCGCCAACCGCACAGAATCAACGGCCACAAATCACAGATCAATCTACTCAACAAATTTCAGTAGATACATAAAGGACACGCATGAGCGAAAATATTCAACGCAGTCGAGGTACGCCACAAAACTACAAGCCAGATCGTGGCGGCGTGCCCACACAGCCCGGTCCATTTATTGGCACAGTCATGAGCAACGTTGATGCCACACGATCGGGGCGACTGCAGGTGTTTATAGAAACATTTGCTGACGGTAGTATGGAAGATGAAACCAAATGGACCACTGTGGAATATTTGCCTAGTTTCTTTGGAGCAACACCCATCAACCCAGGCACAGTCACAGGCGTAGGCACATATCCAGGCAACCGCAACAGTTATGGTATGTGGTTTACGCCCCCGGATATTGGTGTCAAAGTCATGTGCATATTTGTCAACGGCGAACGTGACAAAGGCTACTACATTGGAGTAATTCCTGATCAAGGCACATCGCACATGGTGCCAGCTGTAGGAGCATCTACAGCAGCAGTTACCACCAACGAGAATCAAAAAAAGTATTTTGAAAATGCACCTCAGTTGCCAGTGTCAGAAATCAATGCATCCAACCCTGCTATTGTCAATAATCCCAGATTCTTTGAACAACCCAAACCAGTGCATACTGTGGCAGCAGCCACTATGTTTCAGCAAGGTCTTATCAATGATGTTCAACGAGGACCTATAGCCAGCAGCAGTCAGCGTGAAAGTCCCAGTCAAGTGTTTGGCATCAGCACACCTGGCAGGCCAATATATCAAGGTGGTTTCACACAAGAAGAAGTATTGACCAGAATTGATCAAGGTTCTATTACTCCCACCGACACCAAAGTAATTGGACGCACAGGTGGTCACACCTTGGTCATGGATGATGGATCAGTGGACGGCAAAGACCAGCTGATTCGCCTGCGCACATCCAAAGGACATCAGATTACCATGAGTGACTCCGGAGACTTTTTCTACATCATTCATGCCAATGGGCAAAGCTGGTTGGAGTTTGGTAGCGAAGGCACAATTGATCTCTACAGCAGTAATTCAGTTAATGTGCGCACACAAGGCGATCTTAACCTGCATGCTGATGGCAGTATCAATATGTTTGCTGGCAAAAACATCAAGGTTAAAAGCAAAGAAGCAATGCAGATTGAAACTGATACTGATTTCGTTTTGTTGGCCAAGAAAAATATATCAGTGTACACTGGTCAAGCATTGGCTATTAGAGCTGATGGTACTCTGGGACTGCAGGGCAAAACCGTCAGCATCAATGGTGGCAGCGCCATAGTGGCCACAGCCGGCACTATTGATCTCAATGGTCCAAAAGCAGCAAACATACCACGACCTGCTGTCATTCCTATGAATCTGATGCCAGACGTGACGTTTGATGCTAGCACAGGATGGAAAACAGTGGACAAAGGCTTGGCCAGCGTGGTCAATCGTGCTCCTACTCACGAACCGTACCCGTTCCATAACAAAGGGGTCAAGGTCTAACACATGTCACAGTTTACATTTGTTAACCCAGGTGCTGCCCAAAGCAACATTGTTGGCTCAACCAACAATATTCAAACGCCTCCGGGTTCACCACCTGTGCCAGCTGGGGTGACTATTACTGCTACACAAAATAAAACTGTGGTAATCAGTGGGCCGCCAGATCTGGGTCGTGATGCAGCACAACGAATTTTCAATCAGCAGTTGGCCAGTGGCTCACTGATAGGGCTGCAGGCTGGTGACGTGATATCTGCGGCTACTCAAACAGCTAATGGACTAGTCACAGCTGAGTCCCAACTGCTGCAACAGATATCACAGACTTCTATTCAGACACAACAGCCATCGCCAGCAAAAACCATTGCTACGGTGATAGCAACATACCCTGTGACCAATGGTATTACTGTGGCTGATTATTCCAAACAACCAACAGCCACAGAAAGCATCGCTGGGTTGTCTGCGGTGCAAATCACCAGTGTGTTAGCACAGTTACACAAGTTGGTAAATCAGCCTTCTGAAGTGTTGACCCAACAAGGGCTGGGGCGCTACGCATTGTCTGTTCCACAGTTAGCAGCAGCAGGTTATATCAAATCATCTGCTTTGGCTTTGTGGGAATCGGGTCAAGGCTCTACAGTGGGCGTGTTGAAAAGTCCAAATGTATGGACTGGTCTCAACGGTATCAAAACAGCGCAAGAATTGCTGTTGGCAGAAAACACACAACAACAAATTCAGCTGGATCTAATGTCTGCTGCGCTAACTTATCTGCAGGACATTGGTATAGCCATTGAAAATCTACCGCCAAGAAGTCAAGCAGGTGCATTGTTGAGTGTGGCCAAAGCACCTGAAATAGCAGTGGCCTGGCTCAATGGACAATCTGTGCCTGACGAAGCATCAACTGTGTTTAGTCAGTATGTTAGAGATGGAGCCTACGCTGTAGATTTTGCTGACAGCAAAGTCAATAACTCTATGGTCAATGAAGCAGAGCCTGTGGGAGTAACTGATACAACAGATCGTGCTAGATTAGATGCAGCAACCAATAGAATTGTGGGCAATGCTAAAGTTCCGCCTTTGATCTACGGAGCTGAACCAGTGAATCCTGTGCTGTTGGATCAAGCCAACGCACTGCAAACATCTTTTGTGGCCACACAAGATTTGGTCAATGCTGTAGCACAACAAACTACTACAACACAAAATGCGCTGATTCGACAAAACAAATTAGAAAGCTATAAAACAACATTGACTACCTTGAAATCGCAAGTGTCTGTTCTGCGACAACAAGCATCAACATCTTTGCCAATTTCACCAAGTTTGATAGCACAATTGGACCTGTTGTTGAAACAGATTGACAATTTGATTGCTAGAATCAACAGCAGTGTTCAGTTAATTGAACAAGTAAAAACTCAACTTCAACGCCGATAAATATTGACATGACCACATTTATCGGCTTCAACACCATTGACCAATTCAAAAAGTTCACTCTCACAGACTTTGAGTTGATTAAACGTGACCTATTGAACGCATTCAATATTCGTCCAGGGCAACTGCCAGGTCGTCCGGCTTATGGTACCACATTGTGGAGTTTTGTGTTTGAACCTCAAACTGAGCAAACACAAACTTCGATACAGCAAGAAGTACAACGTGTAGCAGGCGGCGACCCCAGAATCTTTATCAGTCAGGTACAGGCCTTTCCGCAAGAAAACGGAATCTTGATTCAGATTGAACTCACTGTGGTACCTACCACTACAGCTGAACAACTCAGCATTTTCTTTGACCAGCAACAACGCATAGCCAGCTACGTATAACTGCGCCGTTTTTAGTCTCCATAAATACTTCAAGGTGACAAAAAGGTTCAACGAGCATGGCAAAAACCACTAGACAAACAGCAATTTTCGGCGTAGAAGATTGGAAACAAATATATCAGACCTACCGGGAAGCTGACTTCCAAAGCTACGACTTTGAAACTCTGCGCAAGAGTTTTGTAGATTACATTCGTTTGTACTATCCCGAAACATTCAATGACTACATTGAAAGTTCAGAATTTATTGCGCTGTTGGACATCATTGCGTTCATGGGCCAGAGTTTGGCTTTCCGTACTGATCTCAACACTCGCGAAAACTACATGGACACTGCTGAGCGTCGTGACAGTGTGGTGCGCCTGGCAAACCTGGTCAGCTATGATCCCAAACGCAACACAGCGGCCAGCGGTTTCCTCAAAGTGTTCAACGTGACTACCACAGAAAACGTCACAGACTACAATGGTATCAACCTCAGCAACGTCACAGTGGACTGGGCTGATCCCACAAACCCTGATTGGCAGGAACAATTTACTGCTATCATCAATGCTGCATTAGTAGACAGCCAACGAATTGGCCGTCCAGGCAATCGCCAAACCATACTGGGTGTGCGAACTGAAGAATATGCTATCAACTTGCTGCCTGGCTTTTTGCCTGTGGTGCCCTACAACTCTACCATTGATGGTGTCAGCATGCCTTTTGAAGCCGTAACATCTACCAGTGTGGGTCGTGACTATGTGTATGAACCATCGCCACAGCCAAATTCACCATTCAACATCTTGTTCCGCAACGACCAACTGGGTTTTCAGAGCGCCAACACTGGTTATTTCTTTGCGTTCAAGCAAGGCACCTTGATCAACACAGACTTCAACCTTGCTGAACGTATCAGCAACCGCACAGTCAATATCAACGTAGAAGGTGTTAACAATGAAGACCGTTGGTTGTTTCAGTTAGACAACGTTGGCAATATCACTAGAGAGTGGGAGTATGTGGAAAGTGTGTACACTGCCGCAGCAGAACAACAGGTAGAATTGCGTCCCATCTACAGCACCACCAGCAGAACCAACGACCAAATTACCCTGGTGTTTGGCGACGGGGTGTTCAGTGAAATTCCTGTGGGCATTTTCCGATGCTACACTCGCGCCAGCAACGGCCTGCAATACATTATCAACCCTTCTGAAATGCAGAGTGTGAGTATTCCCATCAGCTACACTGATCGTAATGGAAACCTGCAGACCATCACTTTTACCTGTGGTATCACACAACCTGTTACTAATGCACAGGCTCGTGAACCCATTGAAGCAATTAAACAACGTGCTCCTGCTAGATTCTACACACAGAATCGCATGGTCAACGGCGAAGACTACAACTTGTTTCCATACACGCAATACAACAGCATCATCAAGAGCAAGGCTCTGAATCGTGCCAGTATTGGCACCAGTCGTTACTTGGATCTAGTGGACAACACCGGCAAGTATAGCAGCACTAACACATTCAGCAGTGATGGTGCATTGTGGGAAAACAACATATTGCCTACAATTTTGTTTGGCTGGACCAACCGCAATGAAATTGCAGATTTTGTGACCAACAGTGTGCAACCGCAGCTGATTGAAGCCACTATGAAGCAATTTTATTATGCAAACTTTCCGCGAGTGTCAATTAATTCGGGCACTACTGCAGGATCTACTTGGCAACAAAGTACCACGCTGGCCAACGAAACCACAGGCTACTTCAAGAACTCTGCAGGTACTCCCATTCCAGTTGGTACCAGCAGCGGAACTGGTTTTAGATATGTGCAAGTTGGTAGCTTGATTAAATTTGTTGCACCAGTTATCAATGGACAGCCTTACTATTTTGATCGCAACAATCGACTGCAATCAGGTGTGCCAACTCGTCCTGATGAGCGCACAGAAATTTGGGCTAGCGCTCAAGCCATTGTAGGAGATGGCTACAACAACGGCCTAGGCAACCTGACGTCAGGTGCAGGTCCTATAACCATCAACAACTTTGTGCCCACAGGTGCAGTTGTTGGGGAGGTCATTCCGTTGTTTATCACAGATCTTCCTGTGAGCATAGAACAACAAATGGGCGATCAAATTGAACTGTTCCGTGACTTTGGACTAGGGTATGCCAGCACCGATATTACTACTCCTCAAGGATCGATTATACCTGCTGGTTCTTGGTATCTTATTACCAGCACCAATTTAGCAACTGATGCTACTTGGAGTCAAGCCAATGCAGGTTCAACTGCAGGCACAAATTCTGACGCTAGTTGGTTGGTGCAATTTGCTGTAGAAAATCAAAACTACACAGTGACATTCCGTGGCCTAGCCTACTACTTTGGATCAGTGTTGCAGACACGATTCTTCTTCTACGGTGATCAACTGATCTATGACAGCAGAACAGGTACTATCATCAAGGACTTTGTGAACGTGTTGGCCATGAACACACAGCCTGATGACTCTGCACCACTTGAAGGTGACGTGATCATGAACATCATTGGCCAGCCTGTGGAAAGCGATGGATATGTTGATGACTTCCAGGTCTTGGTCAGCTACAGAGACAGTGACAACGATGGCGTTCCAGACAATCCAGACTTCTTTCAGGAAATTGTGGCACCTGAAGTAAATTCAAATCAAAAGCTGGTGTTCCTGCAACAGACTGTGGACTTTGATAATCTGCAGAGATTCTTGTTGGTAGAACAAGGTGTAGTCAACAGCGACTATGCTACTCTAGATGACATCGAACTGGTCAAGAGCGAATGGAGTCCAGGACAAATTTTCTATGCATATGAACAGGTCAATGATGATGGTTCAGTTGGTGCATTCTACCTGTTGAGCATCAACGTTGCTGGTGTTCGCACGCTGGTGCAACAGTCAGGCTGGATTGCACGCACTGGCCGCCAAGATCTCTACTTCCAGTATCGTCACAACTCACCACTGACCACTCGTATTGATCCTGGTACCACCAACATCATTGACCTGTATGTGGTCACACAGTCCTACTATACAGCATATCAAAACTGGATCAAAGATACCACAGGCACTGTGCTGGAGCCCAGTGTGCCTACTATCGACGAGTTAAGCACAGCATATCAAGGACTGCAAGACTACAAAATGATTTCAGACAACGTGGTGCTAAACTCCGTAGTATTCAAGCCCTTGTTTGGTGCCAAGGCAGCACAACAGCTACGAGCCAATATCAAAGTGATTCGTGCGCAAGGAAGCACAGCTAGCACCAGTGAAATTAAGAGTTCTGTGATTGCAGAAATGAACACCTACTTCAGCATTGACAAGTGGAACTTTGGTGATACTTTCTACTTCTCCGAACTGGCAGCATACCTGCACCGTCAGTTGGGAACCATCATCAGTTCCGTGGTCTTGGTACCATTGGATCCACAAAAGAGTTTTGGCGACTTGTATGAGATTCGTTCAGCGCCCAACGAAATATTCGTGAATGCAGCAGACATAACTAATATAGATGTGATTGAGGCTTTGACCAGCACCAATCTCCGAACAGCCCCTGGTAGCGGAGTAATTTAATGGCAAGAGTACGTAGTG